AGCATTTGCCCAGACTCGAAACGGTTGGCCTGAACCAGCACAGTTTTGGGGAGGGGATTTCTGAGTGGGCTACTTTGCATATGGGCATTGAACTTATGCCCTGGCAAAAGCATGTGTTAAACGGCCAGTTGTCGCATGACGGTTTAGGCAACTTGCAGTTTCGGGAATCGTTGGTGTCGACTGCACGTCAGCAAGGTAAGTCTGTTGCATTGCAAGCATTGGTTGGTTGGTGGATTACTGAACTGGCCGCTATCCGTGGGAAGGCTCAGGCCGTGCTTTCTGTGGCTAACAAACTTGACAGGGCCGAAGCAATCTTTGGGTTTATTGCCCCAATACTTGTGGACAAATTTGGAGGTAAAGCCGCTAACGCTATGGGCCGTAAGTCAGTCAAAATGCCTGACGGTTCTACCTGGGAAGTTAGAGCTGCAACACCAAACTTGCATGGTGGGTCTTACGACTGCATTTTAGTTGACGAATTGTGGAACATTAACGGCGTTATTGACTTGGCTTTGAGACCGTCGCAAATTGCTAGGGCTAACCCTTTGCTGTCTATGTGGTCAACGGCTGGCGATGAAGCCAGTGTTGACATGATTGCTTTTAGAGAAGCGGCTATATCGGAAATAGATAACGGCACTACCGGCAGCCTTTATTTTGCCGAATACAGCATGGCGCCTGGCAGTGACCCTCGATTAGAAAAAAATTGGATTATGGCCAACCCAGCAATGGGGCAAACCGTGACTGTTGAAGCGTTACGGGCAGTTAGCAAAAAAGACAGTTTTCTTAGGGCGCACTTAAACATGTGGGTGTCGGCCCGTGGCGCTTGGCTACAACCAGGTGTGTGGGATAAACAAAAAACTGATATTGCTATGCCGCCTGGTGGCGTGCTAGCAGTTGACACCGATTTAACAGACGGGCGTTATGTGGGTGTCAGGTCGTCAGTGTTTGAATCCAAAGCCCATGTGTGTGTTGAATTTATGGTAGATACCGAAGATCAAATGTGGGTGGAAGTAGAACGGGTGATGGCGGACACGGCCACCAGACTGGTGATTACGCCAGCCTTGCATTTGCATTTGCCGACAAGTTTGGAACGTCGAAGCAGCGTTATTGGTTACGGTGAACTGCTTAAGTATTCGGGCCTAATTCAGAAGATGATTGTTGAAGGCAAAGTAAGACACCGTGGCGAATTGTCGTTGGCTGAACATGTCAACCGTGCTGTGTTAACTAAAACTGGTGGCGGTGTTGTTTTGTCTAGTCAAAAAAGCCCTGGCCCAATAGAGCTGTGCCGGTGCATGGCGTGGGCTATTGCCGAATCGTCACGGCCTAAAGTTGTTGGCAAACCTATGTTTGTAGTGTCAACGACACCATAGAATTTTGTCAGGCTAAAGTCAGATTGTCCCTGTCTTGCGTCGGGCAGGGCAGGGACACACCCCCCAAAGGAAAACGACATGGGAATTTTCAGCAAAGTCAACAAAGCAGCGATTAGTCCACCAGCGGAAAAGACTGCTGCAGTTGGCGCTAGCAACATGTTCCAAACTTCAGGCAAAGCTTCTATTGGTAATTTTTATGCTTACCAGGCTGGACAGGCAAGAAATAAGGCTATGTCTGTGGCTGCCATTAGTCGAAGCCGTGACCTTATGGCGTCAGTTTTGGCTTGCATGAAATTGAAGATGTACACCGAAATTTGGAACGGTGAAGAAATGGAACAAGTGCCGTTGGCGCCACGTTCCTGGCTGTCACAGTTAGACCCAAAAATGCCTAACAACTTTTTGTACCCATGGGTTTTTGACGACCTGTTTTTTTTCGGTAGGGCGTTCCTGTACATTACGGCACGCACCGCTGACGGTTACATGGCCAGCGCCACCCGTTTACCCCAAGGTTCTGTAGTAACTGAAGATATGACAGGCCCAGTGTGGTTTGGTAAATCTGACGCTATTTATTTTAACGGCCAACAGCTGCCTACCGAAGATGTTGTACAAATCCTGTCGCCTACTCAGGGCATGATTTACATGAGTGAACAAACAATTGCTACAGCCCTACAGTTAGAAGCTGCAAGGTATCGCAATAGTTTTTCGGCCATTCCGGCTGGAATCCTTAAACAAACTGGCGGTGAACCCCTGTCAGCAACAGAATTGGCAGACCTATCGGCAGCGTTTAACGCCGCCAGGGCAACAAATCAGACTGCAGCACTAAACGAATTTTTGACCTACACAGAAACAACAGCCACACCCGACAAAATGTTGTTGATTGACGCAAGCAACTATCAGGCACTTGAATGCGCAAGATTGTGCAACGTACCCCCATATTTGTTAGGCATTTCAACTGGTTCATACGCCTATACCAACAGTCAAAGCGCCAAAGGTGACCTATGGACTTTCGGTCTGTCAATGTACGCCGAAGCCATAACCTCAGCCCTGAGTCAACAACTGCCTAGGGGCACCATGTGTGAATTTGACATTGAAAAATACCTTTACGACTACACAATGCCAGAACATGATATGAATATGCCAGAAGAAAATACTCAGGAGTCGCTTGCATGATTAAGTTCAATTTGTCTAATTTTACCCTTGACGCCGCAGGCCCAGACAATTTGCCTCGACGTACCATTACAGGCACAGCAGTGCCTTACAACACTTTTGCAACTGTCGCAGACGGTACCAGGGTGTCTTTTGCACCAGGAAGTTTGCCAATAACAGGTAAAGCGCCTCGTCTTTATCTTTACCATGATTCAACTCAAGCCGTTGGCCTTGTCACCGAAAGAGTAGACACCGCCGAAGGCATGATGTTTACCGCCAAAATTAGTAGCACCCGTGCCGGTGACGAAGCCCTAGTTTTGGCAGCTGACGGCGTTTTGGATTCTGTGTCTGTTGGTGTAAACCCGACAGAATTTAAGTATGACGACAACGGCGACATGATTGTTATGGCCGCCGATTGGGTAGAGCTGTCGCTAGTCCCCACGCCTGCTTTTGCTGGTGCTACTATCAGTCAAGTAGCGGCGTCTGCACCTGACGAAGAAGCCGAAGAAGAAGTTTTAGAACCTGAAACCGAAAAGGAAACCCCCATGGAAATTCAAACCGCAAGCACTGAAGTCGTTATCCCTACCCAGCCAATTTTTGCTACCGCTAAGCGTGAATTTGCTATGCCTTCGGCAGCAGAAATGTTGGCCGCTATGCACATTGGTGGCGACACCTGGCATAACGTAAACGACGCTTTCAAGCAGGCTCAGCGCCGTCAGCAGACAGCACTTCAGGCCGCAGCTGGTGACGTCATCACAACTGACACACCTGGTTTGCTTAACCAAATTGTGTTAGGGCCGTTGTTCCAAGACCTTAACTTTGTCCGCCCTGTCGTTTCGGCTTTTGGTGCTAGGGCTATGCCCAACACGCCTTCCAAGACGTTTACTCGACCAACAATTACCACGCACACTTCGGCGGCTGAACAGTCAACCGAATTGTCAGCAGTGTCAGCAACCACAATGGTGATTGCTGCAAACACAGTGACCAAAAAGACTGTTGCCGGTCAAGTAACTTTGTCAGTGCAAGACATTGACTTTACAGACCCAGCCGCTTTGCAACTCGTCTTAAACGACCTCGCTGGCGAAGTCCTCATCAAGACTGACGACATTGCTGCCGACGCTTTGGTTGCAGGCAAAACTGCTTCAGGTTCAACTTGGACTGTCACCGATAACGACCCAAGTAGCCTTATTCAGTCGTTGTATGACGCCGCCCGTGAAATCACTGAAGACAGTAACTACTTTCCAACCCATTTGTGCGTCAGTCCTGACGTATGGCAAAAGTTGGGTAGTCAGCTTGACGGCTCAAAGCGCCCCGTCTTGGGTTACACCACCAACGGTGTGCTTGGACAAAACGCTCTTGGTCGTGTAGGCGGACTTGGCTACAACCAGATGGACGTCATGGGATTGACGCTTGTCGTTGACAACAACTTTGCTTCAGGCACCATGCTTGTGGTTTACGCCCCAGGCTTTGAAATCTACGAATCAGGCCCGTCGCTTATGACCTTTGAAAATGCGTCAGTATTGGGCAAGACTTTTAGTCTTCACCAGTACTTCGCAACCTTCGTTGCCAAGTCAAGTTTCATTCAGGGCATTGTCATCGCTTAGTCGAAAGGCGGCTTAACCGCCATGGCTACATACCAAATCATATTTGCCCAACTCATAGACAACTATGCAGTCGTACAAACACTGACAAACCCTGAAATACAAGCTGGCGAAAGCATTGTTGTCGCTAGTGTTTCAGCAACTTTTAACGGCACTAAAACTGTTTACGCTATGCCCCAATACGAATTTTTGGGTGTAGACAGCAACGGTGACTTGCTTTTTAACACCAGTGTGCCGATACCAAACCAGGTGCTTTACTATGTTGCTGGCACAGACACAGACCGTGCCGCAGTAATTCCACAAGGCACACTCACCCACACGCAAACCTGCACCTGGATAAACGGCGCAGCTGTTAGTACCTGGCTGGGTATTGCGTTAGCAGGCGCAGACGAAACAGCCTTTTTGACTCAATGTGCTAATGCGGCCAACAACTTTATGTTTTTGCGACGTCAGGAAGCAGGCTATACCGACGCTTTGGCTACTTCACCAGGCACACAAGTCACCCTGGCAACCACAATGTATGCAGGCGCTTTATATCGACAACGTGGCGCCATAGATACGTTTGCCAGTTTTAGCGACATGGGTACAGCAATGGCTTCGGGCCTGTCGCCACTCATTAAACAGTTAGCCGGTATACCACGGCCAGCGGTTGCCTAATGACTGTCTACACCGACCTGTTCAATGAGGCCATAGACGACCTGGCAGCAACATTGGCAACCA